GATGTTGTGGTAGTTGTATCTGTGGTCCACTCAGTATCAGTAGATGTCGTAGTTGTTTGTGCCAAACTGGTGTTTGTGACGGTCTCGAACTGTTCTCTTGTTTCGATATCAGTTGTAGTCACAGTATCAGTCGTAGTTACGATAGATCCAAACGCACCTCCCACACCCGCACGAACAAACGTGTCTCTACCACCTTGACCAAATTCCCATACATCGCCCGGCCCCCAAGGTACAATTTCCCAACCGTTCACTTCAGTAGTCACAAATTCTTCTGTCCCTTGCGAAACAATTTCGGACTGTGTACCCAAAGACTCTGTATTTGAAGTAGTACCAGTTACAACCCATTCCCCCTGAGAAACGTTTACTGATACACCTGTAATACGAGGTGTACTAACATCTACCGTTGTGGTTGTATTTGTACCTGTTACCTGAGATGAAGTTGCACCAACTTGAAGATCGTTAATGTCTACTCCACCCCAATCCCACTGGTGCGAGTTCCAAAGAACCGCCTGAGAAGTATCAAGTACCGCACCCTGATCAATAACGTGAGGCGCTGCAATTTCCGTCTCCCTCCAGTGATCAGATGCGGGAGACAAGTCGATGTGTCCTTCGATCTTTTCGATGTGGAAGGGGTTTAGGTTTTCTGTCCTAGACGCAACAGGTTGTTCTAACCAATTAACTTCGGTATAATCAAGTAATATCAAGTCACCTTTCTTAGTCACCGCATCTTGTGCAGCCTGTGCAGAATCCCAGAACAAATCGATGTTGTGTGTTCTGTGTGAAGGACGCAAAAGTTTTTCTTGTGGGTCAAGTGACGCACGATACTCTACGTTCTTTGTATCTGAGAATAGGTGATTTGCAAAGTTGTCCACAAAGAAACCGGACTTAGTTCTACTCAAACCATTGGAGTCTTGTACCTGTAAACTTAGGGTTGACAACTCCAATAGAGAGAGTGTCGCCATCTCTTCTACCTTATCAATCCTCTTATCCAGTTTACCAATGTCTTCCATTGTGTATCCCTTCATGGGAAGAAGACGCGATTTCAAGTCCTTGGTGTGAAGAGTGAAAGGTTCGAGGTGGAACTTATACAAATCGATACAGTCAACGGGTGTTGTTGGGAAAGAAGGATCCAACTCAGGAACACCTTGCAAGTATCTCAACTCACCGTTCTGAGAGAGAATCAACTTGTCTTTACGTCCAACATAATACGCCACGTCAGCGGAAACTAGATCCGAAGGTTGTGGTAGTTCGTTGACAACGTTAAAAGATCCAGAACCGTTAGTTGCAGGACGGAAGTCAACTACGTCTCTAAGTGAGACAAGTCTTCCATCATCTGTTCTGTGTACCGGAATATCTCTGTAGTTTACCTGTCCTGTATAGGAGTTTACAGCAAAGAAGTCACCGTTACCGTGTTCGAAATATTTGTATCGAACGAATACTGGTTCCTGATCTGAGTCAAGACCAGTGTTTTTGTAGATGAGTCTACCGTCATCGTAGTGAGTGTCTTTCAAACCCGTGTCGAGAATGAAGTTACCGAAGATGTTATCACCATCGGAGTCGTATTTTCGGACTCTCAAAAGTTGATAGATATCGGACTTACCAAGTTCGATGTACTTGTTTCCGTTTCCATCCGAATCCAGAGTCGCTGTTGTCGTTGTCTCTTGCAAAGTCTTGGATCGAATAGTTGCATTACTCTTTCGAACGTAAGTTGCAATCTCGTAGATAGTACCGCTGCTCAGACCACTAATCGTAGCAGTGTTTCCTCCTCCACCAACAGATACAGTCCAACCCGTAACAAACGCATCAGTTGAACTAGCGATTACCCAATCACCAGTATTTGTAAACGCTTCGTCAAGACTGGTTAATGTTATTGTAACGTTACCTGAACCATCTGCTGTACCACTCTTTACCCTTTGACCCGTGACAGACATATCACTGAAAGACTGAGGTCTTGGGAAGGGAAGGTCAAACATCAGTTTCTTTTTCTTGGTATCAAAAAGAGTCTGGTTGTTCGCTACATAGTTGTTGTAGTATGTTCCCGCACTACCGAACGAACGAACATCTCTCGAACTCTTGTTCGCTGTGGTGATTCGAATGTTAAACACGTGTAACTTATAGAGACCGTTCTGCCACTCTGTAATTGCACGGGCTCTACATGTACCAATTGCAGTACCACCAAGATTTGCGGAATCATAAAGAGTCATCTCTTCACACGAACCGAAATCGGGCATACCTTGACCACCAGCCGTATTAGATACCACAAAGTAGTTACCGTAATCAACCGGCACACTTTCGTTGTTAAAGGTATACGTCTGTTTTGGTCTGTCTACCAGAAGTGTAGAAGGTGCTCTGATATCAACACGATAACCATTAATGTATGCGGTGCCAGGCGTTACCTTTAATTTGAATGTGTCATCATCATTGGGTGTAAAGTTCGCCTTGAAATACTTCTTAATGAAGTTACCAGAAATCTCTTTATTTCGTACAGCGACAAAATCTTTTACCGAATTGAAACCATCAACCTTCTTCGCCTGACTGGTAATCACACCAAGGTAAATATTCGCCGCACGTACATAGTTTTCGTCTGCCGCAAGATCTGTTTTCTTAATAAGAGTTAATCTAATTCTGTATCGATCAGCGCCGGGCGAGGATCTGTTTGGAGTCGCACCTTGGTTGTCAAACAACGCCTCGTTATCAGAAGAAGTTACAATGTCTTGCGTAACCTTAAATCCAACCTCTCCAGTAAAGTTTTGTGCATACTTCTGTGTGACAATAATTTGATTTTCGTTGAACACGAAGTGTCCCTGAACATAGAAACTACCAGCGTTTACTTCAAAAAGGTTACCCAATCCGATTGCGGGGTTTGTTGAAGTGTTGGTTGTTTGTACGTCAAAGGCTACTGCTGACAGTCCAATATTACCAGTCAACGTTTCGCCGGGCGTTACTCTTGGGTTGGTTGCTAAAACTGGTCCACCGAACCCATCAGAATCCGCTTGGTCTCCAGCGTCCAGATATTGAACGTAAAGTGTTTCGGGATCACCCGTATTGGTATCTGCGGCAATAGCATGTACTACCTTTACCTTCAGTCCTGATTGACCACCTGTGAGAATTACGTTTCTCAGAGTTGTTTTATCTGCGGGTAAAGGGGTAGTCGCTGCAATTTTAATAAACGGTAGGTCATTATAGTGTGACATACCGCCTGGATTTACAGGTGCACCATCAACAAAGATGTTACTTGCAAACCTCTCAATCTCCGATTGGATTATGGTTTGAAGTTGAGTTAACTCACGGGCCTGAAGTGCACGTCCACTGTTAAAGAGGATTCGATGATAGTTATCACTATCTTTAAAATCATCCTTATAGGAAGTTCTAAAAATCTGTTCTGTATACGGTTTTACCATTTCTTCACAACCTTAGAGTTGAATTACTATTTTAATATCTTCGGTCTGATCGTTAGACCTAAAGACCGCTGCGCGGTTATCAATATATAGAAGTTCTCCGGAGTGTTTATCTACAACTCCCGTAAGAACCTTGTCCACTGTAGCAGTAGTTGCACCACCACCCTCTACGATAGAGATAGTTTCGCCAGAATCGAATACCGTAAATCCGGTGTATTCGTTCTGTGAGATAAACACACTGTTCGAGTCTGTATCGACAATGTATGCCTTAGCACCAGAAGTACCACCTTGAATTACGAGGTCGTTTACAAAAGGACCATCCGTAATTGAAGTTAAGTCTAGAGAGTTGAGTGCAAGTCCGGTCTCTTCTGTAAATGCAGAATCCACCAATTGAGATTTCATGATGTTCTTGAACAATCCGATTTGACGGAAATCTTGTGACACAACAAATGTGTTCTTACCATTTACCGCCTCACCACCATCTGGTTTAGTGTTAAACATAATTGCAGAAGACTTGAGGTCATTACGTGCATCAAAACCAAGTCCTTTTTCGGGTCCAATGATGGGTCTGATTGACCCACCGGCGCCACCACCACCAGTCAAGGTTACGTTTGCGTAAGTATAGTTTTGACCGAATGCGATAGAACCATCGGAACTATCCTTGACATAAACTTTAGTGATTGTGTTACCCGCAGTCTCAACAACCGCCTTTGCGTTTGTACCGTCTCCAACTATTGTGGCAGTAGGTGCACTTGTATATCCGGTTCCACCATTTACAATAGTGTAACCCAAAATCTGTCCACCAACCGCAGCCTGTTGAATCAGTTGTTGTTCTACGTCTTCCGCAGGAGAGTCGGAGTCAACTCCAATTTGATCTAACAGAAGTGTCGCACCTGAACTGTCTTGCATTTTCGCAACGGGAATGTACGCAGACGAAATAAACTTAGACGCCTTCAATGCACCAATAGAGTACAGGAATTTCCACATGTAACCGTCCACAGTTCGGAACGGAGTACCCTCAGTGTTTCCTGTTGGTTGAATTGTAGATGCGATTACCTGAGGCGGGTTGGCGTTTGTTCTACTCTGTTGCAGACAGATATAAACCTGTTGGTTATCGTTCATGGCGTAATAGGAGTTTGTGGGATAACCGTCTTGGTTATCGTTGTATCCAGAATAAACCGCACCAGATACCCAGTTCTCACGAGGAACGACAAAGGAAATGTCTGTGATATTTTTTACTGACTGTAAATCAAGACGAAGGTTTCTTTCATCCCGAACAGTATTATGAGGAACAGGTGCAACATCAGAATCATTCCAATCCTGAGAACGACCAATTCCCGCATAATAGTAATTATCGGAATCTTTAAAATCCTTATATATGTCAACAAGGAGTTGTTTTTTTAATTTATCTGTAATAACCGCAGCCATTTATCTCGTCCTATTTTATGCCAATATAGCGCCTTCAGAATCACCACCAACGTTCAACACAATCCATTCCGTTCCGTCCCAAAGACATGTAGCAGATTGATTTACGAGTAATGTAATCGTCGAATAATTTTGCAAATTAGTTGGTGTGATTACCGCCGATCCACTATTCTGATTTATAAGATACTTAATTGTACCTTTATCGTCGTTTGATAGATCCCCCATACCACACGTGATACCACTACCCAAGTTAAACCAAGTTAAAGGAACGTTTGTGTTTACAGATCCTCCGGTTGCGGTAGTAAAGTTTTCATACCCAAGTTGCAGTCTGGTAGACAACTTAATTGCACCTGATCCCTTGGACTGAATATCCAGATCGATGTGGTTATCATCTCCAACGGCAGAAATTGTGGGTGGGTTGTTGTTTGTGTTGTTCTGAATCTTAACGTGGTTAATCGCCCCAGCAGTTCTCGCAAATTCCAGATACTCATTACCATTACTGTCTTGGAAGTTACCGCCTCCCGAAACACCACCAATCTTCGCATTTTCGATGACGGGTGCGTGAAGTTCTTTATTTGTTAGTGTCTGTTGGTGATTGTTGAACGTAAACTCATCACTATCAGTCAATGGGGGTAATGTGATTGTACGACTTGCCGCAATGTTCGAAGACACCAGATCATATGTGTGACTTGAGTCTGTGTCCCAAATTTTAATTGCGGCCGAAGAGTCCGGGCCCAATGATTTGAAATACGGAGTAACTAAAGTTTTGTTTGTGAGGGTCTGTGTCGCCGAGTCTGAAATCAACACACCAGTATGATCTGGTAGTGTCAAAATTTGATTTGAAGTCGGTGTAGGTGGTCCCAACCTTACTTCATAAGTTGCACTATCAAAAACTAAGTGGTTACTATCAAACGAGACTTGTGGCATCAAAACGGTACTGTCTCCACCCAGTTTGAGGTAGAGTTCGGTAAGGTTTTGTTCTATCTTTAGGGTTGCCGCACGAAGTGTATCACCTGTACCATCGTTGGCGGTAGTCCCTCTATTAAGAAGTTGTCTTGTCATCTTTAGTTACCCTAAAATCCTATACGTCTATTTATACTAGTATTACAGATTGTTGTTGTAATCTGAATCAAATAATTCGTCAAGGTTACTGATATCGTCCGAATCCTTCCAATCAAACTTGTCTTGGTCGATAGTTTCTGTAGAACTGATATCGAAACCACTGTGTGAAACTGCACCAGTGTTACCATCCGAATCTTCATCAAGAGTCGGAGAATCGACTTCGATCATCTCAGCGATACTGGTGTACAAGTTGGCGACCTCTTCGAGAGTCGCATCCTTAACGTCACTAAGATCGTTACCGTACTGATTCGGTTGTGTTGTCTGGTTACCCAGTGTCGTTCTAAACAATTGCGTTGTCCCGTCTGGTGCGTTGAAATCGAACAGACCAGTTGCACTTGTTCTCGCAATCGGAGTTATTGCAGCCTCTGTTTCGATAATAAATGGCGGTACATCGAATACGCCCGGATTTGGTTGATCTTCAATATCCATATCCACGGAGGTAACGATCTGTACCTCACCCCCAAGATACATTCCCGCAGGGTGTGCAAATAATTTGTATACCTCTCTCCACGTCTCTATAGAGAGTTCTGTCTTAATCAGGATGGCGAACATCTGATATAGTTTGTCGTTGGTTAAGTACCTCTGAGACTCTGGACCAATGTGATCTTCACCAACAAAGAAAACTTGTTCTTTACCGTAGATGACATCGGGGTCAATCTGAAAGAATGTACGGAAGAACTGTTGTATCGTGAACTTCGTACCCTTCGAACGATAAAGTGTATTCGAGTATTTTGCGGCCTCTCTTTTATCAGGGAACCCTTCGAAGTACGCTTGACCAAGAAGAAGTTCGTCCTCAATGAACGACAATAGTTCCAATTCAGTTTGCGTAATATCACGTGCAAAGAATAACTGCTTGATGATATGTGAGGGAGATAGGTCATCTTCCTCAAACGAATAATACTCTTTTATGAAGTTTACCAGATTGGGATAATCTTGGACAATCCAATCCGGTATGACCTCTTCGATATAGTAGTCTTGTACGTTAAGATTACGTCTTCCTATATCTAATAGAGTTCTGTCACGTAGGTGCGCCATCTAAATACCTTAATTAGTCGCAGTTACTAGTACACCCTTAGCGGTAGTACGATCAACGTCTTGTTCCAAAATGTATTCTCTGAGTGGAGTGATCGCACTCTGGTTTGCAGGAACTACCGCAATCTTTATTGTTGTCCCACCACCCACAAGAGAGTCAACCTGTAGTCCAATAATGTTGACAATACCTAGCGTTGCATTATATGTTCCAACGTTGTCAACAACAATTTTATTGGTGGCAAGGTTAACAACCTGTAACTTGTTACTTGACAGTTTGTTTCTTAACTGACACGTCTGGTTTCTAAAGTTGAAAGAACCAGAAGTGATACGATACTGTACGTCATCAGGATCCGCAATCGGAACAGGGAAAGTAAATGTGTAATCTTTCTCCTGAGTCAGTGCAGGAGTAAGTCTCTGTTGCATTCTAATGTTTGCACGAGATGATAGTACCGCAGGACTGACTTCATCGATCAACGCTAACATGTTTGATCTACGGAAAGAGGTTTCAAATTTACCCACCGCTCCGGTAAAGTAGTTGTTAATGACTTTACGTACCCTGTCCTGAATCGTGTTAATTGACAGTGTGGTCAGTCTTGGGTTAAACTGGAAGAACACTTCCGGTTCTACATAAGTGATGATAGGATCAGTAAACTTAATATCAAAAGAAGCGACACCCAGTTGATTCGACAGATCCTCAACCGCAGTCTTTGTGATTTCAATACGATCCGCAGGAACATCAGCGTTAAACTTGATTGACATGAACACAGTTCCAAATTCTGGTTCGGTGTTGTCTTCTCCACCCCACGCCTTGATGTCATAGATTAGGTTTGAAAAGTTCCGCAGTACAAGAGAAGAATAGTCAACGTGAGTTACCATCCTGTTTTGTGCGGCGTACTGGTAAGGCGCATTCTTACGAATGGACTCCAAGGACTCCTTCTCCGCACCACCAACCGATTTACTTCTGGTTGTTACCGAAGGTGTTCTGTAAGTGGTGTTGTTAATCTTGATTTGTGTTTGGGGTTGGAAGATAACACCATCATTACCGTTAACTCCGTTACAAGACAGATAGTCCACCACAATCTTATATCCCGCCTCAGGTGTTTGCCCCAGAGTAGTACCGTTACCGAACGATAGTTCGAAGTATCCGTTGGGTGTCTCTTTCAGGATATAAAGGGTTGACTGTTCACTGATCGTTGTCGCCTTAAGAATATTAGTGTATGTCACAAAGTTTGATGACGTAGGACTCTCGTAGACTTTTACGACAGCGGTGTTGATGTCCATATTGGGATCAGGAATTATGTAGAGAGCGTACTCATCATTTTCACCCGCGATAAAGGTACGAGTCTGTTGCGTCCCCTCGTAGATAGGAATGTTGACGTTACCATCTAAGGTGGCGAATCTGTAATATCCCGCTCCATCATCCGTTGCAATAATAGTCTCTTGAGTCTGAAATCTGTATATCGTTGAGTCAATGACCGAAGTAAATTCAAACCCAGACGCGAGACTGATAGAGTCTTGTCTGTCTTCGATTGAAGACAAGTTCAACGCCATTCGAATCCTCGCCTCAGCGGATGTCTTAGAATCAGGAATATATCCAATACCCTCTGCAAGAGATACCAGAGAACTACGAAGTTGTGCAGTAGAGAGGAATGACTCGTTTAATGCAAAGTTGGCGGTAAGACCATTCAGGTGAGTGTTGTACGCAAGAACGTCCAACAGGTTGGAGAGTGCGGATGTCTCGAAATTATAATCTGCAAACTCTCCTCGTTCAATCAAGTAATTCTTCAGGTTGTTCTTGATGTTGTTGAAGTCTAGTGCAGAGGATTTAATTGTTGTAGTCATCTTACCTTAACCTGTTTATCGACGTAGTTAACGTAACTTCTTCCGACGAGTTAATCACATTAAAAACAAGTGTTACGTCTATTGAGTTATAATCCGGTTGAACGTTTACCACGATCTTTAGAGTTCTACTGTTGACTCTAGGTTCGTATGCCTTGATCGCATTACGAATGTTCCTAGCCAGTTTCTTTTCTATTTCTTTTTCGGTAAGTTCAAACAGGTACGATGTTATGTTCGTACCAAAATACGGTTTAAAGGGTCTTTCCCTATAATTAGTCAACATGAGGTTCTTGACGGCCTGTTTCACCGCAGCCGCCTCAGTCTTCTTGTAAATGTCACCGGATACTGGTTTTGCCTTGAATGCAATATCTAGATCAATATACTTGCGGTTTCTTGTAGTCGCAAGACTTACTGTGTCTAGACCAAAATCTTCGGTGGCAAGCGCTCTTTTAATTGCCATGTTGACTCTCGTGTGTTATAATATCTTTATTTATACCTTTTTCTCAAGAACCTCAACAAGTTCTTTGTTAGAAAATAAGTATCCGTTGTACTGAGTCTGAACCACGTTCGTGTATGTGACATCAAAGTTCTTAGGCACGTTGGGCATCTCTATCAGGATTTGAGAGGTAAGTGATCCATCAGGATTAAAGATATCATAATCCAGAACCAACCTGTTGAACTTCATGTGATCCTTCCAGAACTTTGCAACGTCATATGTTGCCGCATGATCGATCTTTCCGTTTCCACCATACACCTGATATACAATCATTCTCCCATCTTCTTTCAGGGCGTTATCTCCCTTACAGACTTCATTTGGGCCTGGTTCGTAGACACCCTCAGAAACCGCAACTCGAATAGTTCTGAATAGTTTGGTGTCCATGTTTACTGCATTGATCATCTGCGCCTGTAGATACAGGTTTCTTGCAAGTTGTGATCTCTTCTCCGCAGTACCAAGGTGACCAATACCAGACGCACCGTGTCCCAGAAACGTTGCAATATTGATACCGGCTGCAAGAGGTAACTGTGAAGTTATGAACCTACCTTGAGTTTTTCTTGGATCGTACTTTGGGTTTGGTCTATAGATCATGCAGAATCCTCCGTGGTGGGTAACGTGGATGCCCTGAGAGGATCTTCAATACCTTCTCTGTCGAGGAATGCAAGTCTTTGCGCCTCTGCGTTACGGATGTCCTCTCTTGTTTGTGGATCAAGACCAAGAGTAACCTGTTGTCCCAAATGTTCTTCTGTATTACCCAAAGGTATCATACCCATGATGGATGTGGGATCCGCGCCTGTAGAACGACCAATCGCTTCGGGAATGGAGAAGACAGATTCTTCATTGATCAGTCCATCCGCCATTGCCTGTAACTGTAGTGCGTCTCTATTATTGACATCTCGCATTGCGGATCTTAAATTCTGTGTGGAGGCTTCTTCTTCACCACCATGAAAGACACCACCGTATCCATCATTTTTGAGGATCTTATTTTTGAGATCATCACCCGCATCAATAGATACTGTCTTGATACCATAAGGTCCACCCAACAAACTAGTCGCAACCAATGCACTAGGAATAGTTGGAATAGATGGGGGTGTCGGTAAAGGCGGAGCAGTGAAATCTGGAATAGTAGGAGCAGAACCACCAAGTGAGGACGCAGAGATTGCAGTCCCAGAAGTGATAGAAGTCTTCGACGCAACCGCACTCAACGAACAACCCAAGAAACCACCATAGAATGCGGCACCAGATGCATAGGGGACCGGACCCGCTGGACCCATATAGGTTTTTCCTACGAAGTCAACTAGTGTACCACCAAACGAACCAGTTACACCAATCACCGAACAGTGCATACCCGTCATGTTAACAACCCTAGATGATGCAGCGACTTCTTTCTTACCAGATAACATAATAGTACCATCAGAAGTCAATTGCATTGTCCCTTCTGTTGCGGCACTAAATCCTTGTTTTGCATTGATCTGGTGTGCACCAAGTGTGGTATCGATTCTTCCACCAACGGTCAAGTTAGTCTGGAATTTTTTAGTCGTAGACTCACGGTTACCGGAAGTCTGGTCACGATAGTTCTTGAACACCTTCTCGTTCTTGTGACCCTTGGTTCGGATATTGTAGTTACCACCAATGTCAACATTGTAGTTACCTTCGACGTACATATCGACATTACCCTTGTACGCCATCTTCGTATCACCTTCTACGATGATACGCATGTCACCACCAACGGTTTCCAATTTCTTGTTTACAGAAGAAATGTAGATTGTCCCGTCCGGACGAATCTCTATACCCGCACCCGTGCGGTGTTTAATCAAGATTCTCTCACCCCCCGCCGTGTCATCATATTCGATGACGTGACCGGAGTAAGTTTCCTTAACCTGATTGTAGGGATACTCTGAGGGTCTGGTTGGTTTTAGTTCGAGATCAACTTGTGGAAAGGAACCCGTGACCATGAGGTCATTAATAAAATCACCTCTCGCCGCCTTGTTGATAGAACTTTCTCCCCAGTATTGTTTACGGGGAAACTCACCGGAAGGATCTTGGAACCCATAAAGGGGAACCTGTTGAGTCGCTTCTTCTGCCGCTGTCTCTATTGTAATATTATCATCTGCCATTATACATCAAACCTATCTTTTACATATCCTTTAACATCGAACGCAGGATCAGAAGAGGCAGTGTCAATGTCTTGATGACCTACTACCTCTACGCCTGGATACCTTCTATACCAGTTTACCAACAAAGACTCTAGGGTGTTAAACTGTTGTCTAGTGTAAGATCCGATACCTTTATATCTGTCCGGATTCTCAGTTCCGGTTGCCGCATTAATACCACCAACCATAATGATATCGATGGAATTATTCGCAATGGTTGGATCAGTGACCGCAGTCACTTTGTTAGAGGGTATACCTCTTTCCAGAGTACCGTCTCTCCTGATCACATAGTGGTATTGCATACCATCATACCCTCTGTCTATCATCCTTTGATGAATGTCTCTAGAAGTTAGGTACTGGTTGAGGTAAGTGTTACTACCGTGGATAACAATTTTGGTTATATCACGGTCTGTAACCATAACCTCTTGTGCGAGTTCCTCATAGGAATCACACGTAAGAAATTTAGGCGTTCCATCTACATTGACATCTGATTCATACTGTGAACCATAGTCTTTGAGATTCTTGTTCTTAGAAAAGAAATCGTTCTGAGACACAAACAAGTTTCCTTGCATTGTGGTGTCAAAGATTGAAACGTTGTCTTCGATGTTGACAAAGATTTCTTCAAAGTCTGCAATTATCGCAGGATCAACACCCGCCAACTTTGCGCGATCAACGATGTTATCCTGTAGTTGAGACGTGTTATTGAAAGAAACGGTTGCGTTAACAATCGGTATCATATCGGGATGCAAGTTAGTGTTCTTTCCTACAATCGTCTTGACTGCATTTGCAATATCCTTTTCCTTTCCAGAGTTGATCTGATCCATGATCTTACCTGTCTCTGACCTACTTAGAGATGCACCACCAGTGATTTTAGTAATGTCCTTACCCAAGTTCGCACTGTAGATTTCGTTCAGGTTTTGAAGGATACCAGCGTTTGCACTGATAGTCGCACCTAACCTTTCCGCCTTTGCGATTGTTTCCATAATAGGATCTGCAATAGCCACCGCTGCATCTATCGTATCACCAATAGAATTTAAGGTGTCGTTGATACCCGTTGTTATATCATTGAAACCAGCCTCAACTTCTTTAAACGCATTTCCAATTCCCGTCTCTTCAGTAAGAGTGTCGAGGAATACGTCCGCAGGATTTGTGATGATATCCGTTGCAGTCAGAAGTGGTCCAGTAAAGTTGTTGATCGCATTACCCAATGTATCGAATTGATTACCCAGTTCTTGGATATTTGAGATATCTCCAAATCCTTGGAATGCATCTCCGATACCATTCAGTCCACCTTGCAAGTCGTTACCTAACTGAGTCGCTTTGTCTTTCATTATAGTACCGGCTTTTTCTGCCGCAGAACCAGTCGCCGCACCCACATTCAGATTTGATGCAAGGTCTGCAAGTGCACCCAGTGCGGTAATCAATCTCATGAGTCCCGCAATAGTGTCACCTATACCACCACCAATACTATTAATCTCTGCACTCAACGCAGACAAGTCAGAAGAGTCTGTCCAGAATTCTACCGACAGTACATTCCAGTTGTCTTCGCTGATGGTTGTTTTACCATCACTATCACCGTGGCCACCCATTTGAACCACGGTTTCATTCTGTAATTGTGTTGCGGTCTTTGCACCAGACTTAAGTGCAAAATCATCCGCTTGAACAAGGTTAGTACCGTTCCCCTTCTGCGCCGCATTGTCCGTGGAGTTCAGAGAGATGATACCACTAGTACCCACAGGACCATGTTCAACGGCCTTGTTTACGTTGTTCGTAATCTGGTTGTCCCGAACCAGAGATACCGCCTTATTCAAATTACTTGAATGTGTACGTTTACTACTCTGGTTCTGTAGATTTAGAGTTTGGTTGACTTGTTGTTTAGTTAGTGACATTATCCACCACCCATATCATCATTGATTCTATTCGCTGCGTCAAGTGCAAGATCTCTATTAGTTTCTTGGAACTGGTTTAAAGCTTCCAAACTTGCAAATACTGTGTTACTATTGTTCTGAGTATTTTTACTAATTGTTGTCGCCCTATTCAGATTCGACTCTTTCGCCTTCTCAACAATATATTCCATTTGACCTGAAAAGGTATCCCAGAGCTCTGTAGAGTTTCGAAGTCTTTCTTGGTCAGTTGCACTCCAACCACCAATTCCATATCGCGTTTCGTCTTCACTATATCCAGTAACCATACCAGAACTTATGTCCAAAGCCGCCGCCATACCTATCGCTTGGTCTCTGGTGTACCCCTGATCCATTAAGTACCGTATAGTTTCGGATTGTCTGGCGAGTCTGGTTTCTTGAGTGATTGCACCAGTATTATCGTCTTCCACCAAATCTTTGTTAATAAAACTTATTACCGCCTCCAAAGCCTGTTCTATGAAGCCCGGATCATTTCCGACCTGTACTGGAGAGGCGAACTCGTACTGAGGTAGTGATCCCAGAACTATAGGTGTTTGTGACGCCTTACCGTCCATGAAGAATCCGAAGACGTTGGTTCCCGCCTCTAGTCTTGGTGTTGCACCAAGTCCAGAAGTACCACCTTCAGTAGTGGGGATCAATACTTGCGCCCAAGGTAAATCACCTTGTGGTATGTCCGCAGTCGATGGAGACATTGTACCGTGAATTCTGATACACACACGTCCCTCTAGTTTCTCTCCTTTAGGGGGACGTGCGTCAACAACGGTGGCTATAAACCAACGTACATTGTCTCCGTAGAACTGTACAGGTAACTCTTTCATCTGTTATCCTAAACTTGGGTCATACGAAAACTTGGTCACTTCCATAGTAATGGTATGGGTTGGAATTGAAAATGTATGTGCAATTCCAGTAACCAAGAACGTACCACTCTTCATCTTATCTATTTGTTCAGGTGCGTTTTCTAAGTCAGTATTATCCGCATACACTCTGAGTTCAACCAGATCACCCACACCCTTTTTGTTTTGGAGAAACTTTGCACCGTTGATAGAAACCTCGTATGTATTTTTTTGCATAGCCGCCCTCACTGCGTTTGCAGTCAAAACAGGCATATATTCATCGATAGATTCTTCATAGTGGAAACTCTTAAATTCTTGTGTGTAAATATTCTCCGAAACAATCGTATGATACTGAGCAGCGTCATTGACATGCATTGGTCCCGCGCCCCTAACATTAAATGCAGGATCATATATGTTCTGTGGATTACCTCTAAACAACGGTCCCATCTTACCAACACTCTCCATCATTGAGTTGTGTCTACTGGCGATAATCGGATTGTCACCATTGATGTTGGTGACCGACAATCTAGATCCAGTACTCGCACCCTTCTGAACCTGAGCCATCTGATCTCCCATGTTCTTTGCACGTATTGAATTTATGTGCCAGTGTTTTTTCTCTAGTGACTCTAGAGTAGGACCACCAGTTTCATATTCTTGACTTTGAACAGTTGCACTACTAAAAACATAAGGATTTGCCGCATTAAAAGGAGTCTGTTCCATTAGGATGTCTAGAGAGGCCAGTCGAATATTACTCTCGTGTATGTTGGAATATAAAAAGTATGGCATCTCTTTATGGTTTGTCGCTCTGTTCATCATCCACCTTATCGCATCTAAAGGACTAAGATAAGGAATGTAACCTTTCCATTTCGTTTGTTTAGAAGGTCTGGCACGATCAATGTTCACAGCCGCGCCCATGTCAGCGCCACACTTAAGTATCTCAAGAACGAAATTATCTTTGATTGTTCTGGATAATTTTTTTAGATTACTTGCAACAGCGTGTTCTTCGATTATTTCAAATATGACCAAAGACGATGTTCCTTCTGCGTTCGCCTTTACACTATCTTCTAATCTTTTCATAACAAATGTTTTACCTTCAAGTCCTCCACTAACAGGGTGGTCCACGCCAGGGGTTTCTGCCTTGATGACAAGATCAAGTCTCTCACTACCCATAGGTTTCATTTTAGTAAAGATACCCGTGTTGTCAGCGAATGCGATTCGACCAGTAACATAAGGTACGTAGATGTTTTCATACAACACGATCTCTGCAACGAAATCGGTTACTTCTTTTTTTACACCACGATCCGCTGTGATTACGGCGTATTCGAGACGCCACTGTTGAGTACTCTTAGTATTAAACATTATGGGGTACGACCCGCTTGTTTGTTATAGAATTCTTTTGCGACTCTTTCAATAACACTTTTTTTAAGAATCTTGATCTTCTTGAGATCGTCATTGAATTCTTCAAATCGTTCTCGTACAGTAACCGGATACGCACCCGCAGGAAGTATTCCAGTGTACGGATCTATGTGCACCCATTCACTTGATATTCTTACCTCTGCATTGTCAAAGTTTTCGACTGCATTTACTGCCTCTTGTTTTTCATACGAGACTAAAATATTTGTGTTTGTGTCAAGGTCAAACGCAGTGTACGTTCTTCTCTCGTAATGATGCACAGCGTTGTACTGTTCCGACTCTTTCCAGATAACCGCAACCACGTTCAATCCAGTTCTAGGGTTGACGAAGTACAAAGACTCACCCTCACCAAAGTTATTGTCTAGTGGGTTGGAAATAAAGATTTCTGCCGATACGTAATACGAAGAACCCTCTTTATAGTTCACGTTGTTTATTTCGAATATACGGTTGTTTTTACCTTTGGGTAGTGTGATTTCCACATCACTAGATATTTCGATATCGTCCTGAAAGACTCTCCACTGTGAAGGACTATGGAACTTTTCATTCTCTAGTGTCAACTCATAAGTTGCATACCCGTTAACGTTGGGTTCAAAGGTAATCGATCTTGTCAACGGTATCACCGTATTTGTTGTATCGATAATAAGTTGACCCAAAGTCGGATCCCTTCTCAAGATAGTACCAATAGTACCAGACTCAGATCCATAGACTATCTGTCCAAC